ATAGCGTCCGAGATGTTGCCGTACTGGGCAATGGCGTACTCGATGGCGTGGGTTGAGACCCTGACGCCGCTGTAGCCGTTGTTCTTGTAGACGATGCCCTGCCCGCGAGCGTCAGTGCCCAGCCAGAACAGCGCGTTGTCGAGCTTGGCGATTGAGAACGCAGCAACGCAACCGATCTCGTTGAACGCGCCTTGGACAGGCGTCAACGGGAAGTTTGCTAGGCCGGCGTTGTACCAGACTTCGACCGAGTCAGTACCAAACACCCACATCTGCCGGTGGTCTACATTGATCGCCACCACACCGTCAGGCGAGCCATCGGCGCTGGAGAAGTCAGTTGAACTGAAGACCAGCGGGTAGATGTACTCTGGTGGGTTTGGTGGGTCAAGGAGTATGGTGTCAACGCTCCAGATGCGCTGACTGTTCGGCTCGTTGAAGACGAACAGATTGTCGATGTACGCGACAGTGACAGCGCCGGGGAAGTTGACATCTGTGATCTGGTCGAACGCACCCGTTGGCTCAAAGTAGGTGTAGCTTGGGCCGTTACAGGCAAAGAATATGACGGCACCGTTGTCCGCGATGGACACTGGGCCGGTGCCCGACACCGTGCCGATCAGTTCTGGCGTGCCATTTGTAGCGGCAAGCCTGAAGACTTGCGACCCCGAGACAACGTAGAAGTCCGACCCGTTGGTCTGGTGCGCCCACAAGCCCCGGATAGGCCCGGTGCCGACCGTCTGGAGGAACTGCAATCCTGGGGCGCGGTTCAGGAACCCAGCTTCCTTGCCGCCATCAGGGATGGCTTCGGGAAACAGGTTGACGAGCCTGTTGTCCGCAGCGTTGATGCTGCGGGCAACGTACGAGCTACCCAAAATGGGGGTCTTCACGCTTGACACCGCCCAGCTTGTTTAATATAATACGAGGCATGACTACCACACAACTTACGCAAGCCCGCCTGCAAGATTTGGTCAAGTATGACCGCGACACCGGCATTTTTACATGGAACATGATGCGGCGCCGATGTCGTCCTGGCGATAAAGCCGGATGCAGCATGCAAAACGGGTACGCCGGTATCCGGTTGGATGACACGCTGTACACCGCGCATCGATTGGCTTGGCTGTACGTCCACGGCGAATGGCCTGCTCGCCAACTTGACCATGTCAACGGAGTCCGCGCCGACAACAGACTTTGTAACCTGAGAGAAGCCACAAACGCTCAGAACGCGCAAAACCGTAAACGGGTAGACAACAAAAGCGGCTTTCCGGGCGTCCGCAAAGAAAACAGCAAATGGCTTGCTGAGATCAAAGTTGACTACAAACCGATTCGACTGGGTTTGTTTACGACGCCCGAAGCCGCGCACGATGTGTACCTTAAAGCCAAGCAAGAGTTGCACCCATTTAGCCGCCATCAATAGTTGCCTGCAAAAATATTATATCTTTGTCTAGAAGCTACGATGCTGTACGGCAGCGACATGATGTCATCCGGGTTGTTGATGCGCTTCAGGTTGCGCTTGGATGTCATGGCGATCCGAGAGACCTGCGGCGACGGCTCGACACCAAACTCAGCAGCGATCTCACAAGCCAGACAGTACCGGAACGCCCGCAGGTAGCCTGGCGGGAAGGACAACACCGTCGCCAGCGTGGCCGGCTGGGTCAACTCAGACACCGAGACAAAGTGCCACTCCAGCACCTTGGTAGGCACCGGGTAGATGTACATGTCGATGTTGGGGTATTCCATGTTGATCCAGATCACCTGTGGGTAGGTGCTGGTCACGGTCTTTACCGCAATACCGTTGTACTGCTGCTGGTTGAGAATCTTGATGCCAAACGAAATGTTGTTCGCGGGGTCGCGAAAGTACGTCGAATCGTCTAGCAAGATTGGCCGGTTGCCAACAAAGTCGCCGGTCGGGCCAAGCGTGCGACTAATAGCGCCGGGGGGCCACATGAACACCTGATCTTGGGTGCTGAACACCGCCAGACGCTCAGTGCTCCACGAATCAATCATCTGATTCATGGCGGTGAGCGCGTCCTGGGACGTAGCAGCGGAAGGCGTCTCACCCTCGGCAAGTTGGCCGATCAGGCGCAGCGCCCCGTTGATCTGGTCCCCGGCAGTGGTGGTCATTCAGACTCCTTGCGACGGCGCCTCAGTTCATTCACTGGTGCCTGCTCGCCCGGAGTATACCTTACCCAGCCGTTCTTCTCATCTTGCTCGGCCTCAAGTTCTGCCATAGCAACCTTGGTGCCGTGTACAGGGTGCTTCAGATAGATTACCACAGATCGCCCCTAAAATTTGGCCCTCCTGCGCCTTGTGAGCACAGGAGGGGAGTGCCTCAATTAGAGGCGGTACAACGCCCAAGTAGCATCGCCCGTTTTGCGAGCGCGGAAGCTTATTGAGGTGCCTGCGGTAGCAGCCACAGTCATAAGGCCTTGCGACCCAGAAGTGCCAATTGTCCAACCCGTACCGGCGGTCATCGTGATGACGCCGGAGCTTGAGCCATTAACGTTGATCACGGTGACGTCAAAAGACGAGTTGTTAGGCATGCTGGGAAACGCAGCGTCCATCAGAGCAGCAGTCGGCAGCGTGTACGCTGCTGCGCTGGAGCCTGGCGAGCCAAGAAGAATCCTAGTCGCCAACTGAGCCGCAGTCAACGTAGCGTCGCCGGCAGCAATTGAAGTTGGCGTGGGTTGCGCAACAAACAGAATTTCGCCAGTGTTGCCGTCACCGAGTTGGTAACCGCCAGAACCATTAGGGAGAGCCATGATAATTTCCTTTTAAGAAGATGGTTGAAACAGGGCCAAAGCCCCATCTCAAGTTAGCCCCAGAGGCGCACGGCCATTTGCGGACGGATGACGCTGAAGCCGTACAGAACGTCAATACGACAAGGCATACGGTCATTGTTGATGTCGTACTGACGAACAATACGCATCGAGATGCCGTTATGGACCTGGCGCGAAGCCATGTCCACACCCTGCGGCAGCAAGAGGTCAGCTGTTGCGAAGGTGATCGCATTCTTCTGGTAGATCAGATTCTGCGGGTAGCCCGTGGAGGCTGCGCCGACGAAAGTGACCGCTGCGTTGTTCGCAGGGAACGCATCGATGGTTGCCAGCGCGTTGCTGGAGGTGTACATGGGCGGCGAAATTGCCATGTTTGCCATGTCAGCGCCGGATGCGGTCTGGGCAACGGTCACCACAAACTGCTGCAAACTGCCGGTCGATTGGCGGGTCTGCGGGTTGACGCTGTACACACCAGCAATCGTGAACACATCACCAACAGTAACGGTAGTGTCGCTGGTAAAGCCGTCCAGAGTGATGGTGGCCTGACCTTGGGTAAAGGACGTTGCATTGACCAAGGTGGTGCCGGCGCGTGACCCAGTGGTGTGGTTCCCAATCGACTGCGACATGTTGACTTCGTCGTAGCCCAGAACGCCAGTGCCCATCATGCCTGCGGTGAACTGCCGGCTGATAGTAGACGTTGGGTTGAAGAAGCCCTTCATGCCCTCGACCAAGTTCGCATTGGCGGCGGGGTTCACCGTCGCGTAGCGGTCGTTCATCGGCGAAGCGTACTCGTTCAGCTTCTGGTTGCCTTGCAGCAGGACCAACGAGGTGGACGGCGTGGTGCCAGGCGTGCCAACAGTCGAGAAAATCGACTTGTAGGAGTTGGCGACATCGGCATCGATGCTGGAGGCCAACTGCGAGATACGGGGTTTGAGAACCCGTTCCGCGAAGTCGTCCAACTGCATGGTCAGTTCAGCAGATGTGAAGTTGACACCGATGTGCTTCTGGCTTGCGACCGTCAGCGTGGTGTACTGCTCGTTGTCGTCCTGAACTTGCAGGGCGGCGCCATCGGTCACCAGAGCGCGGTCGGGCAAACGAATGCGCAGGGTGGAGCCGATCTTTGCACCTTCAACGGCGAACGAATCGTCGTATTGGCGGTTGACGTTGCGGGTGAGCACCAGGTTGTTCTCGAGAATTTCGAGAGCCTTCCTGGTGATCATGTCAATGGTAAGAATGCTGTTAGCCACTTTGAATCCTTAAAAAATTAGCGGAGGCGAGCTTCCATCTTTTTTATCTGTCGAGCGCGGTCGGCTGCGATCCATTCTGAAGTGCTCATCGACTTGATGGAGCGTGGATCAGTTGTATCGTAGGTCGATGCGCCCTTGCTGCTGGCCGTGACAGGCGTAAAAGGTGGGGGAGCACTAGAAGTCTTTTTGACCATTGGTTCCGAAGCCAGTTTGGCCTCGATACGTCCGATCTCTTTGGCTTGCACATAAGGCGCCAAGCGGGAAATACGATCTGCTTCTTTCGGATTGGCACCGAGGTAGTAGGCTACATCAGGGCCAATATCCGACGATTGGATCGTCTGTGCCATCACGGTCGTGATCTTGAGGCTTGGATTGTACGCGACCTGTTCAAAGTCATCGTACTTGTTCCGTGCCTCTTCTTCCCTGTCGTGATAAGCACCGAGAACTTCTGTCTGCTGGCGCTGCACATCCCGTTCGTAGAGTAGTTGCTCGGCCTTCTTCATCGCCAATGCATCGGCGTAGGATTCAGTCGAGTCAAACTGCTCTGGTCTGGGGTCAGCAGCGACGACAACGGGGACAACACGCTCTCGTTCCCACTTTCGTTGCTCGCGTGCGAGCCTCTTTCCTATCGCAGCGTCCAACTCTTCTTGAGTGAACGCCTTTACCGGCTGTGCTTCTACGGGTTCAGGTGCCGCCGTGGCTTCCTGTTCCGGCGCGGGTACTTCCGCTAGTACTTCTTCAGACATTGTGTGAATCCTTCGATTCCCTGGTGAGCCGCACCAGTACGGGTGTTACGGGTTAGATTGAGCGTCTTCGTATTTGAACACAGCCCCGACAGTCGTGGCAACGTAGGTATTGCTGCCGATGAGGTTGTAAAGCACTGAACTGCTGCGCACCTTGAAACCGTTTGCCAGCTTGTCGGCATGGGTTCCAAAGGTCACCGCGTTGCCGTTGATGGTCATCGCCGTGGGCGTGCCGTTTAAGAACACAAAAGGCCCGTCAGTGCTAAGGTTGCCGGTGAACGTGCCGCTGGTGGTGACTGTGCCTGCAGCGATGTTGAAAGTGTTGAGTGGGAGAAAACCGCTGGGGGCGGTGTAGACGAAGGGTTGCTGGCCGAAGTTGATAGACGCAGTTGCGATGTTGTAACAAGACACGCCAAGGAACCATGTCCCCGCTGCCAAACTAGAAAACGCAACGCCTTGGCTTACGTTGTTTTTGTAAAACGTAACTGACCCAGCAGTTGCATCAAAAGCAATACCAACTACATCATTGTCAGCAACCGTCGCACCATAAGCAACGCCAGCGTTATTGTTATATTTTTGCCCGTCATAGCCATAGTAGCTGTAGCCATTTGCATTTTGCCCTAAAAACCCTGTTGGGGCGGTATTTTGTGTTAGGCCAAAATGAATGCCTGATGACACCGACCCGCTTTTAGGAGTTACTTCAAAATACCATTTGCCAGAAGTAACAGCAATTGTTCCAAGGCGTGTTCCCCATGCAACACTAGGGCCAAGCAAATTCAAATTAGCGCCAGACAGCGTACCCGCACCGTTTTGCAACGGATTCAGCACAGCATAATTCGCCACCGTAGCCGAGGTCAGTGTCGGCACATCAGTCAGTGAGTCGTATGTGGACCCGGCAGTGAGGCTGATGTTGTTGGGTGTCCAGTTGTTACCGTTGCCGCTGGAGTCTGCTACGAGGGTAGATGTGCTGGTGGTGTTGGTGAACGGCAAATAGAAGCCATTGGTCCCGTATGTCCCGGCGTACTTGATGGGGAGCCACTGGTTGTATGTGCTGGATGCGCCGAAGGCTGTGGGGGCTAGGGCTTGACCGTCTACGAAGTTGACCTCGGCCATTTCGCCGTCGAAGCCGCCACCATACCCACCGCCTGCACCTACATAAGCACCAAGCTCATGGGCAACAGCAGAATTGGCTATTGATGCGGTATTTTGCGTTGGAACTGTACTGCCGCTAAACGAACTAATTTGAACGCCGTTAACCCACAACTGCAGCCGATCCGTAGGAGTTCCAGCTAATGTTGCCGTTGCGCTAGTTGTATTCCAAACTGCAACTATGTGATACCAAGCGGCGGGGTCACGAAATACTTGGGTTGTGGTAAGCCTAGCGTTAATTGTAGATTGCTTGTTTACAAAATCTAGCGTGTTTGCGCTAACAGCGCCGATATCTATTATGGTGTAATTTGCAGTAGAAGGGTCACCGCAAAACAATGTGTATTGCGACGATCCAATTAATCCAAGTTTGACCCACGCACTCCATGTCCAAGTAGTTCCAGAAGTAGGAGTTGTCAACGTCCTGTTCAAATACGCACTTGCACTAGACCGGAAGCGCAGGGATTTGGCTAGCAGGTAGTCCGCACTGCCACCGGCGCCCCCGCCGGTGTCAATATGGATCAACCCCTGGACGCCCAAGGCGATGCTGTTCTGGGCGCCAAGGAAGCTCATTGCTTGTTCACCGGCTTCGTGTAGAGGTCACCAGCAGCAGCGACTTGGATCGCACTGACACGCCACGGAGCGCCAGTGCCAGTCGGAATCTTGAACGGAATGGCCACGTTCGCAGGCACATACGTCCCATCGGTAGCCGAGGCAGTCACGCCCTCGCCCACCAGCACATACGCCGCCGAGGTGACCGTCACCACCACGCCTTGAGGCCCAGCAGGCCAGGTGCCTGTGGAGCCAGCAGTGCCGGTGTAGGCGACCGTCTTAGGACCGAGTTGCGTGCCGATGCACGGGTTGAGCATTTCCAAATCGTTCTCCTTCTACACTAGCTGAAAGCTGTTGTGCTTAAGCCGGTTATCCCTTTTGGGGATGACCTGTAAGTTTGTTGGTACGTGGAGCCCTGAGACAAGCGCGCCTCGTAGAGGAATTATATGGTCAACTTCCCAAACAAAACCAAACATTTTTGTCCTCAGTTTGGACAAAAAATAAGCCTCGCGCATCAGCCATCTGTCATCTGACGTAAGCCATTTTGGCACGCGTTTGGCTCGCCTAGCAACGCTTAGAACGCCCCGCGCAGTGTACGCTTCAGGATGCTTTTTGATGTGACGAAGAGATTTAGCTTTAACTTTATCGGGGTTTGCCGTTGTCCATGCTTTTGCATCAGCACGCACTTTGTCTTTGTTGGCCGTCTGCCATCTTTTAACGCGAGTGGCGTGAAGTTCGCGGTTGTTTTCTATCCACTTGCGCATAGATGCCGAATGTTTTTCGGGGTTTTCAAGCCTCCACGCAATCGATTGAATAGCAAGACATTCAGTGCATTGAGCGCTTTTTGTGTACCGATCAGCCAAATGCCCGTGCTTGCACGGTTTTTCCGTGCGGTAAAACTTTAACCCC